CTTTCATACGTTTTATCCTCATACATTTTCGTTTACCTCTATATCTCCGAGAGTCGTGATGCAGCGAAAAGATATCGTCATGTGATCGTCTTCCTTTTCGGCAGCAAAATCTTCAAGTCCTGTGATGTAAGGATTGACCGTCAATGCTTCCGTAATCTCATCCTCACAATCCGCCTGGAGATATTCATCCGACAGAACGTGCCCGATGTACTGCTCCAGTCTCGTACCGTACTGCCATGAATAAAGCGGATATCGGAAGCGCTCCGTGTGGAGACACTGCCATATCCATACCTTTATCGCTTCGAGTCCCTGGACGATCTTTCCGGTCATCTGTCCGGTCTTGAAATCTATCCCGTATTCCTCCGGAATCGTCAACGTGTTCGTGCTGGCTGTCGAAGCTTCCTCCGACTGCAGCATGCTGTTTATCTCATCTTCCATGAAGGAAGGAAGCAGACTTGCCATCAGCTCACCACCTTTCCCAGAACGAGGTAATAATCTTCTCCCAGCCTCACGCATGCGACCTTATCGCCTGCTGCCAGCGCAGGAAGATATGTTGTCTTGTCCTTCAGCTCACCGTCCGCCGGGCAGTGTCCTGCGACAGCTGTCGCGACCTTCGATGTCGTGCCCTGCAGAAACAGGAGATTCGCAGCAGTGAGGTTTAGATTTCCAATCTTCATGCTCTTCGGTCCGGTCATCTCCCCGGTAATGATCCCTTCAGGATTCTTCACGGCACCTTCGTTACGGAGGATATCGATCATATCAGCATCCCACATTACTTCTCCTCCTCTTCCGAAGCATCCTTCGTATCCATGATGGCATCAAACCGGAGCTTCAGACTCATTGTGTGTATACCGTTCTGCCAGGTATGCTCATCCGATTCGATGAAGTACCGACTGTTCAACCCTGTCGCTGCATCATGCAGCGGGACGAAATAATTTGCGATGCAGTTAATGTCTCCGACTGCATCGATCTTTATCTCCTGGTCCGGCAGCGTCTTCAGCTTCGTGCCTGCTGCCGTTGCAGGATCCACACCCTGCTCCTGTGTATATGTATCCTGGAATATCCCAAAACGGCTGATGGAATCCGCGTCCTGTACCTGTCCGACGATCTTGTTCTTATCGTCCAGGATCTGGATACGGTTCACCACGCTCGTGAAATTCTCTGTGATATCGGAACTGTATATCGTCGATCTGTCGCTCAGCACGAACCCCTTCACAAACCATTTTGCATGGTACACACTGAATCCGCGCTTGTAGATCATCGCGAAAAATGTCTTGTTGAGGATCTTCTTCGCTTTCGTGTATGCTGCCATGATGATATCGTAATATGTCATGTTGTTGCAGATCAGCGATTTAATGTTTACACCTGTCGGATACAGGAACCGCACCGGCACCTGTGCATCCGCGCATACCTGCTGCGCGATCGCCTCCGGAGTGATGTTCGAGAATACATACTGTCCCTTCGATTCCAGTAGATGCTTCATCGGATCATAGGCAGTGTATGTCAATGTCCCGATCGCGGAGCTTCTCTCCGTCCCGAAGATCATGCCGTAAAATATCTCATCCATCGACGGATAATCGTATGCTGACAGAATATCTCCGGCAGCAATCCGAGGCACGGAGATATATTTGGAATTGATATATGATATCTCCAGCTGTCTGCATGCCTTGTTATATGCTCCGGACCATTTTACCGACGATACCGCCTGCGTGATATTGTATACAATTCCCGTTTGTGGTTTAGTCAAAAGTATCGCTATCATGATCGATCGCCTCCGGAATGATCAGCACCGTCCCTTCCGCGATATAGTTCGGATTCGTTCCGATCGCGTCCTTATTCAGTTCATAAACCGGTCTCCAGTTATGAGAACCCGTGAGTCGCATCACGATTTCTTCGAGTCCCTCTCCCTTTCGTACCGTATAATTCTGTGTTTTTTTCTCCGGAGCGATTCGCCCGGATTCGTATGAGTTAGTGCATCCCAGCGACTGGGATAACACTTGAAGATCCGATGCTGACACCTCTGTGCTCCTTAAATGTTATTGAAAAATGAATGTCTCCGGTACCGTCCTGCTCGCTGTATGTGAACGATGTGATACGGCACCGGAAATTAACCGGCGAGCCTGTGATGATAAGCTTACACGGCCCGCCGTTTTTTATCTTCTCGATCGTCTTTACGCAGCTCTCCGGAGATCTGTGCCCGCCGGACTCGTATTCATCCTTTTTCCTCGGAAAATACGATGAAAATGATATTTCCCGAAGTTTTCGGTTTCCTCCGAGGTCGATCTCTCCGATTGAGTTGATATCGACAGTCTGATTGTCTCTTTCTGATGTTACATCATATCCGGGCGGAAGCACCGGAAATCTGAATCTTCGTGATCCTTTAATCCATATCTCCATTTATGCGACCCCCATTGCTCCGGATGCACCCTGCAAGCGTCTTACGAGCATATCGCCGATGCGATCAATATCAGCATCCTCGCGGACGATTATCTGATCAGCCAGCTTTGGAATATTCACGCTGCTGGACATTGAACGCGATACATCATTTGGTATTATACGAGTTCCCTGCGGGAGATCTAGGATCTCACCACCGCGTTCGTTTACTCTTGTCGGACCGCCTCTCCAGTAAACTGTTCCTGCTGCATGCCCTGGCAGATGGCTCGTCACGAAATTGCCTACGCCCTTTGCGAATCCCTTCGCTCCTTCGACAACTCCTCCTACTGCATCCTTTACACCATTTATCAGTGATGTGATCTGCTCGATGATTCCAGAGAATACGTCTTTGATTCCCTGCCATGCTTTTCCCCAGTCTCCTGTGAAAACACCCGTTATGAATGTAATGATTCCGTTCAGAACATCCATGATACCGTTTATATATCCTCCGATATCAGTCACCAGATTCGAGATCGTAGGCCCTAATGTACTGATCACTCCACTTATCCCGCTCCAGAATGTTCCGACGATAAATGTTAGTATCGGTGTGAGAAAATTAATAATCCCCTGGATCACAGGACCGATATTCGTGATTAGCTGCTGAACGTTCGCAAGGATTGATGTTCCGACATTCAGAATGACCGGAACGATTGTCTCTATCACTCCCTTAATGTTCTGAATGATCCCGGATATTACCGGTCCCAGCGTCTGCGAAGCTTTCTGCATATTCTGCTGAATCGTGTTCCATATTCCTGTAAATGTTGTTCTCGCTGCAGAAACGAACGACTTGAACTGTGCGACCAGCTTCGAGATCGGTCCTCCGAACTTCTGCATGATCGTCTGTCCGACTTCCTGTGCTTTTGCTTTGATCTTGTCCCAGTTTTTATAAATCAGGACACCCGCAACGACCAACGCTGCCAGAGCACCGACCACGATTGCAGCTGGTGCATTCAGTGCGAGCCATCCTGCTTTCAGGAGGCCTGCTGCCTGCTTGATCTTTGCAAATACTCCGAGAAGTTTCGAGACATTTGTAACCATCTTGCCGAATACCAACAGCACCGGCCCGACAGCTGCAGCTATTCCTGCCATTCTGATGATCTGCTTTCGTCCCTCTTCATCGAGACTTGTGAACCAGTTTATTACCTCTGTTACCTTATCGATAAACGGCTGTACGACCTCTCCGATCGTCTGACCGATATCATACTTTGCTACATCCCATGTCGATTTTAGCTTCTCGATAGAACCTCCGACACCGTTCATCAGTGAATCAGCCATGTTTTCTGCTGAATCCTTAGAATTTGCTATTTCTGTCTGAAGTCCCTGGAAGCTCTCCGGCGCCGTATTGATGAGTGATAACCATTTACTCATCTGCTCTTTACCGAATATCGCGGATGCTGCTGAGAGCTGTTCCTGCTGCGATAGTCCTGCAAAGGAATCATGCAGCTGTTTCTGAACATCGACAGCGTTCAGCATCTGCCCGGATTCATCAAACACATTGATTCCGAGCTTTTCCATCCATTCAGCTCCCTGTTTTGCCGGAGAAGCGAGACGCGCGAGACCTGTCTTGATGGCATTTGCACCTTCTGAACCACTGATTCCAGCATTTCCGAGAGCTGCTGTTACTGTTGCCAGCTCATCCATTTCCCATCCGACCGATTTAGCGACCGGACCGGCGATTGAGATTGAATCAAACAGATCCTGCGTTGTTGTATTCGCAGATGCCTGCGCTTTCGCGAGTGTATCTGCTGCCCACGCTGCATCATCGAACTGTAATCCGAAGATCTTCATTGAATTGCCGAGTCCTCCGGTTACATCTGCGAGGTCTGTTGCAGTTCCTGCTGCCAGACTTAGTGCAGGACTCAGCATTGCTGCAGCTTCCTGTGCATTAAAACCCTGCCGTGCGAAATTCAGAGATGCATCTGCAGCATCCTGCATTCCGAATACGGATGATGCTGCAGCTTTCTTCATTTCCCCTTCGAGGTCTCCTGTTGCCCAGGCAGCTTCTCCCATCGTTGCTTCGACGAGACGCATCGATTTATCGACTTCACCGAACGATGACACGGAAGCTGTCGCAACCCCGGCGAGCGGGAGAGTGATACCGGCAGTTAGCTTCGTGCCGAGTCCGCTAATTGCTTCACCGGTCTTCGCTATACTCTTACGAGCTTTCGCTCCGTCCTTGGAAGCCTCCGTCATTAGCGACAGAGATTTTTTCATCGGTCCTGTAAATTCATCTCTCAGTTTTAAAACCGCATCAATTACTCTGCTGCTCATCTTCTATTCATCTTTCTCTCCAGAGCTTTCTGTTCATCGTTTCTCTCTTTGATCTCTCTTTCGAGAAAAACTTCCGTAACGATCTGCTCCGAAGGATTCATCATCAGATAATCCGATGGTTTCCAATTCTTTTCACGGAAGAGGATATACGCTGTCCGTATCTCCGGATCCGTGTCTATCAGTTTTTTACTTTCTTCTTTGTGTCCTTACCGTAACCGGACAGATCAACGATGGCATCCGCAATTCTTCCGATCTCACCGCCGTTATACTTAAACAGCTTATCGAGTAGATCTGCCGGAGTAGCTGCGCCGAAATGTGCCATCAGCTCTTTGTCCTTCAGATCAGGATCCACAACACCTTCTGAACACAGAAGGAGGTTCGCTTCATAGGCACGCTCCATATCCACGTTGCCATCATCATCTACGGCCTTTCCACTGAGTTCCTGGAATCTCTTTCCTGCGAGTGCCTTGATCTTCCATGTCATTTCTTCATCGCCAACAGTTACGGTTATATCTCTAGTAGGAGCAACGGTTAATTTCCCGCTGTCCATCTTCATCATCAAATCAATATTATTCATTATGCTCATTTCCTTTCAAAAATATGACCGGTACGGAATATCCGCACCGGTCTCATGTCATTGTGTTTATTACTTTGTCTTATCGAGAATATCCCAATTCTCAAACGTGAAAGGAGCTTCATCCTCACCAGACTTGCCATGCTCCCAGTTCATCAGCGTGAGCTTATCGAACTTGCAGTGATAGAGAGCAACTCTCTCACCGCCGATCGCGCTCGGATCATCCAGCTTTCCGACGATCGTAATATCCGGAACCTTTCCGGCTTTCAGAGCATCAGAAAGAAGATTTACCATGTAAGACGATACGTGTGCCATCGTTGCCGATCCGGATCCGCTCATGGATACCATCTTCTTGCCATCCATAAGCTTCCGTGCCTGCTTGATATCGTCATAAGAAATTGCGACTTCAGCAGAGAACTTGTTTACCTCTGCCATCTCTTGTCCATCGATCCACACCTGTCCATAGGTGCCGTTCATAACCTGTTCAGATTCAAAACCAGTCATTATCGTGTACCTCCATTAACCGATGTAGATGTTCAGCGTGATATCTTCGATAGCATCCAGCAGTGAAACATTCGCAGTGAGGAATACATCGGATCCGGTATTCGCCTTCTTGATGTCCTCATCTGTTGCTGTTGCCAGCTCTGCCATATCACCGGCATCGTTTACGAACTTTCCGCCCTTTGACTTGATGTATGTCCGGATGGCTGCCAGGTCGAGCGATGCTTTACCAGCGGAAATTACGCCTTCTGCGATGAGCGTATCAAAATATGCGTTGATTGCAGAGATCAGGAGGCACTTGTTATCGTAAGAATTTGCATACTTACCGATATAGCTGTCCTCTGCTGTCTCACGGATATCATCAGAGATCATATCCATCGCATCAACGAGCTTGATCTTCTTGAAGCTGTTGTTCTTCACATCATTCGTTGTCACGAACGAGTTGACACCACGGACGATCTTTACCTTCTCGCCATCCCAGAAGAAGATGAGCTTACCAGCATTCACTGCTTCGTCCTTCTCCTCCGGAGTCATTGCCGGGCATCCGAGTGCTTCTGTAACCGGAGCGTATGTGCAGGACATTGTGAACGGAGTGCCTACAATGATTCCGGCAACTCTTGCGCATGCCTGTTCTGCAGTCAATTCAGTGCCATCGGAATCCGTATAACCCATTGTCACGTTCGTTACACCGTCATTATCTGCAGTCACGTTCGGCAGCACTGCCTTAAACGACTTGTGGTTGATGGTTCTCTGCGTCTTGATCCATGTGGACAGCTCCAGTGCCTTTCCATCGGTCTGTGCTGTCGGAACTACGAGGTAATTCCACTTCTTCGCAGCGATATAATCCTCTGCTGCTTTGTATGCTTCATCGAGTCCTTCTGCATCAGACTTGATGAGATGCACGAGAACCTTCGTCGGTGTGGTCTGATAACCATACAGTACCCTCGTGATAGCTGCCTGGTTCTCTGCAGACAGTGTGGAAGGAATATCCGATGTATCGAGGATCTCGTAATCTGCAGTCTCGAACGTTTCTTCCTTGAGGATCATCATTACGATGCCTCTCGCGGTCCGCTCGATCGCTGTCGCTGCCTTTTCGATGAACGCAATATTTACACTTGGTGCTTTCATGCTGTTCTTCTCCTTCTTTCTTAGTTATTTACTGTGACATTTAGATCTTCCATCACCGGTTCTGTCGGTTCAGGCTCATCACCCAGCTCTCGAACCGGATCGAAATTAACCATCACCTGGAGTTTGTCTGAATGTTCATCAATCCAGGAATACTCTATGCTATCGACGCTCATATACTTTTTCACGCCATTCGAGTTTACAATCGTAATCCTGTCTCTGAATGCATCTGCGATCTTCTGATAGACTTCCAGACAATACGATTCATCATGCGTTGTTTCAAACAGCGTGATGATAAATGTATATCCGAACTCTTTCACATATCTCGCATATTTCTTTGTGGATCCATTCTGCCGGATCTCCGTGAAAAATGACGGTCTCTTATAACCGTCCAGAGTATCGTTATTGTAGATCGTGATCTCCGGGAACGTTGACCGGAGGAGCTTATTACATGCTTTTTTAACGTCCGTCACGGAATAAATCATAGGTTGTGCCTCGCCAGAATCTTTTCGAGGTGCTCCCTTACACGCTTTTCGAACTCTCCGCTGGCCCATTCCGCTCTTGTATCACGGCAATAGAACTTGCCTGGAATGAATCCTTTATGCACCACGTTTGCTTTCGTCTTGTGTGAAGGTTTCTTTCGTGTAGACTCATTATGCGACTGTCTTTTGTTCATGATATATGGAACCGTAGAGATTGGTATCCACTCTTCGTGTCCATTCTCTACGAGATGCCAGTGCCTCGCCGTGTTCGTAATATCAAAAGCGACTGTATACCCGCCTCCAAAAAGTGATTTTTCACGTTCGATCTTCCATTTCTTCGGTATCGGTGTTTTGCCGTTTGCATAATCGGCTGGCATCTTATCGTTCACGTCCTTCTTGAAATCCGTCGCAGCCTTTCTCATCTCTTTGTCTGTTTCGTCCGGATACTCTCTGTATACGGCCTGAATATCATCTATCAGATCATCGAGGCCCTGCAGTTCGAATGTCATCATACTATCCGCCATACAGCACCTCCTTATCTTTCGATTCGGTGCAATAGATTTCCAAAACGTAATGATCATCGTTCGGATCTATCACGGACTGGATCGTAAACTGCTGATCTCCACGAACGAGTACATCTTTCACCGTAATATCATCACGATATCGAATCGTAACTTTGTATTGAAGTTCGTTCGATTCTCGATAATATTCCAGAAACTCAGATCCTCTCGTCGGATGAATATTCGCCCATACCTCTGCTTTTTCAACCAGTACGGTCCTGCTGCCACCCAGGTCATCATCAATGTCTTTGTATCCGTATATCTTTATTCGCCGGTTGAGTGTTCCCGGATTGATTCCCCTCGCCATGCTCATGATGCATCATCCTTTTCTGCTTTTGCGAGCTGGAGCTGTAGTATCACACTCCTGAAACTCTCGCGCTGCTTCAGCTTCTGCTGAATCTCAGACTGCATGAGCTGTCGATTATCATAGAAATCCTGCGTGATCGCATACATGAGAAGTACAGCTTTCGGACTGTCTTCATCAAACTCACCGACTGCATTCACAATATAATCAATGGATGCTTTTACGCACTGAAAGAGGATAGCATCATCATCGTTGCCATCAATCTTCAGATATCCGCGCATCTCATCCATGATTCCGGAGGCCTGCACATCTGCCAGCGACTGATTTATAGCCTCATTCCATGTCATAATGTTTACCTCCGTAATAATACCGCCGGAAACCCGGCGGTATTAGTAATCTACTAATCAGACTGTGATCGTGCCGTTTACGACAGCATCCTTGTCCTTTACCTCAACATCGAGACGATCGATACCACGGAAAAGAGTCATATCCTGCTCGAATGCGTTGAATCCGGTTACTGCTGCTTCACTGGAAACACCGATCGTGAGCTGCTGGCGGTCGAAAAGCTTTACAGCCTCGAAGAGATCGCCGATCTTGAACGGAATGATCGTCTTGCCTTCGGTCGTTGTCGTGTCGGAAGGCATGATGCTGTTTGGAATAACAACTACCGGAACCTTGTGAGCGCCGACAGCGAGAACCATCTGCATCGGATTCTGGGCATCCGGAGTAAGGAGGTATCTCTTCTGAGCGTCCTTCAGAGTATCGAGATAGTTGAGACCATCATCGTTTGTGTAAATGGCAACGGATCCAGCGAACTTCGCTCCGAGCGTTACATTTACAGCCTTCTTGATACCATCAACATCACTCAGCTCTGTCTTGTCGAGTGCATCGATCACTGCGAGGATCTTCGCATTTCTCGTTGCGACATCCTGTCTTGCGAGCCACTCGGAAATGGTTGCTGTGATGTTCGCATCAGAATCTGCAAGAAGCTCGTTTGTAACCGGAAGGAATCCAGCGTACTTCTTGATCTTGTACTCTACTACGGAGAAGTTCGGCTCATCAGCCTTACCGATTGCAGCGCCCTCACCGACTTCCCTGAAACCGGTTACCTGTGCTCTGGTCTGATATGTTCTCCGACCTGTGTTGGTTGATACATTCTCAGTGTCAACGAAAGCAGAAAGATCAAACTCATCTTCCTTGAGCTTATTGATCTGAGTCTGAATGTCTTCCGGTACGGTATAACCGCCCTCTGCCGGTGTTCCTTCGGACATGTTGCGAAAACCATGACGCGCAGCATCTGCGAACTCATGCACTGCATCGTTCTCGATTTCTCCTTCGCCTGCTGCCAGTACCTGAACAGGTGCTACAGCGTTTGCGAATTGCCCCTGCTCGCCGAGTGCATCGATTGCCTTCAGCGCATCGATCTGGTTCTTCAGCCCCTGTGCTTCGTCTGTAAGCTTCTCAGCCTCTTTGAGCTTGCCATCTACGACGAGCTTCTTTGCCTCTTCGAGTTTCCCATTCATTTCATTGATAAGATCCTGAATGTTCATTTTTTTCTCCTTTTACGCGCCGAGTTCTTCGATGCGCTTTAATAATTCGTTTTTGGTTTCTTCCTTCGCTTTCTGATCAGCCATCGCTTTCTCATACTGCGAGAGGATCGTGTCATATTTGCTATTAAGCGGATTTAATGCTGCCGCAAAAAGCTGTGATTCATCAGCGATAGAATCAATAAATCCAAGTTCTACCGCTCTGTTTGCCGGAAGCCATGTCTCTTTGTCCATGAGCTTTAGGATTTCCGACTGTTCGCGTCCGGTCTTCTGCACGTAGGCCTGTGCGAGAGCTTCGTCGAAGTTTCTCAGAACTTCCGCCATCTTCTCCATGTCCTTATGATTTCCATCGACTCCGTATGTCGATACGTTGTGGATCATGATCATTCCGACCGGAGAAATCGTACTCGGACCAGCCATAGCGATAATTGATGCTGCAGATGCTGCCATCGACTGCACTTCAATATCAACATCGTTTCTCTTCCGCAGCTCCTCGTAGATTTCCTGCCCTGCTTCGACATCTCCACCGCCGGAATTGATCTTCACTTCCAGCCGATCACCCATCGGCAGCTTGTCGAGAGCTTCGTGCAAGTCGAGAGGCGCGAAATAATCACCGACGAGCGGATATCCCCAATCGCGGAGATAATTTACCGCACGTTTGACATTATCCTGTACGATATCGCCCTTAATACTGAGTATCATCCTGCATTTCCTCCTTCCTGCTGTACTCCATAAGCTGCTCCGACCTGTGTGAGCGGAACATAATTTCCGTTGACGATCAGCTGATCGCCTCCATCCGCTGATGGCATGTCGAGCAAATGTCTTCCCTCGTTAGGTTTATATACACCGTTCTGGATCCCGGACGTGATGGATTCCATCTGCGTCTTCGAATCCGTTCGGAGAAGCACCTTTTCATTGAATTTATAAACAAAACCGTCCTCACGCTGCTTCCTGGTGAGGAGCTTGTAATTGATCTCCTCCTCGTACATCGAGAGACGATACAGCATCGTATCTGTGAGGAATGCAATCTGCTGCATCTCAGAGTTTGCATAGGACGATTTCTCATAATCGTTGATCTGGTTCGGTTTCACTCCGAATGCAGCTGCGATCTGCAATGCTGTATACTTCTTCAGCTCGAAGAACTGCGCATCCGTGAGTTTATACGATAGAGGCTGCAGCGTCATACCGACCGGAAGCGGTACAACCTTTCCGGCATTCTTCGCACCGGTCAAAAGATCATTGTAAATCGCTGCAAGCTTCTTCCGCTTCGCATCATCCAGGTCTCCGGTATACTGTAACACGCTGGATGCTGTGAGACCGGACTGATAGAGCTTTTCGAGATACCGCTGCGAATATCCGGCACCTTTAACTGTCTCTTTCAGAATGTCGCGAACCGATTTCCCCATCACTCCGTCCCATGTCATCCACGTTTTGATGTGAAGCACATCACTCTGCCGGAATACATATATCTTTCCGGCGCGAGGATCCGTGTACTGGTAATAGAGCTGTCCTGTCTGTGAGTTATTTCCGAAGATTCCGGCATCATCAACGAATACGTTTACACAATCCGACTGCATAGGCCACATTCCTATGATGCGATAATTGCCTGCTGCCCGTCCCTGTGTCATGTACTCCCTCTGGATCCATGCGTATGCATTTCCGTAATGCTGGCAGTTTGCTTCGAGCGTGCTCCAGAATGTTGCCGGTGTCATGATCCTGTTCGGACGATTCTGCACGACATCGCTTTCCGCGTCTGTTGGTGCCCGGACACGGCCTCCATCTGCATCCTCGTGATACAGCTTCAGCGGAAGCTTTCCCATCGTCTCAGACAGCACCTTCAGGCAGATGAAATACGTTGTCTCTGAAATGGCTTTCGGATCCTTCGTATCGATTCCGAGCCATTCCAGCAGCTTCTCATCCGTGAACCCGGTTGCGGTATTTGTATCCGCCTCTGTCCCCGATATTGCATTCAGGAATTTCCGAAAAAATCCCATGTTACCCTCCTACGAAAACTGCTGTATGAAGTTGTCGAGATATTCTTCATACTTTTCAGATCCGAAGTCGTGATACAGTGCCAGCTTAAACGCTGCCAGCGTTGCATCGACCGGATCAATTCTCTTCGTCGTTGCGTCCTTATCAATTTTGATGAGTCCGCCCTGCTGCCGTACTACGGCATTCGACATTGCATAATTCAAAAGCGGATTGCGCTTGTAAAGCACATTACCGCTGTATACCTGTTCTCTGAATCCCTGTGTTGATTCGTTCAGAGATTTCACACTCTGATACACTTCCTCAACATCGTATCCCTGGTTGGACAGGTCCATCATGATCTTCGATGCGTTCGCCGGATCAAAGCATAGGCACTGCAGATCCAGCTCGTTATCTTTGATCGTATTCAGGACATATTCCATCACTGCAGACTGATCAACGATCGGTGTGTTCGTGATTGTGAGAAATCCCATCCGAACCCATGCATCATACGGTACCTTGTCCTTTATGAGATGCTCGCGCAGCTTCTCGACCGACGGTATAAAGGAATGCGTCCATAGGATGTACTGTACGATCGGATTTCCGGCTTTATCCAGCTTCTCCGACTGGAACGGCACGATGAATCCGACCGATGTGAGGTCGATCTTTGCTGAGAGGTCGAAACCGACATAAACCGGTCTTCCTTTCAGCTCGATCGGATACTTCTCAACTTCGCAGGCCTTCCACCTTGCCATGTCCATGTAACCGTTCACGGCTGCCATTACCCATTGATCGAGCATCTTCGTCCGGAAGTCGATCATCTTTTCCGGCACATCATGAGCGATGTTCCATTCATCCTGTATTTTCGCTACGCCCTCATCGTAGAAAGCACGGATCGGATTCGCTTTCTGCCAGGTCGTAAGCTCTCCCGGATCATCATCCTTGTCTGCTTCGCAGATGTCCACGAAATACTTATCATTCCATACATCTACATCCGGATTCAGAATCTTTGAAGTGTAATCATATTCCTGCGTGAAACATGGATATGTGAGATCCCGCCCTGCTGTCGTGATGATCATCAGCAACGGTTCCTTTGTCTGCGATCCGAGTCCCAGTGCGTAGAACTCTGTTGTTCTGTGCTGGTGGTATTCATCCAGGATGAGGCATGCCGGATTAGTACCATCGCCTCGCTGCCCGTCTTCCTTCGAAAGTGGTTTGATGAAGGATCCGCTCTTTATGTGCTCGATGGAGTCACGACTGATCTTGAATTTCTTACGGATGAGCGTGCCTCGTGTCATCAGATCGCATTCGTTGAACACGATCTTTGACTGATCACGCTTTGTTCCAGCCGTATAAATTTCATGCACTTCGTCATCATAAACGGCATTCGGTCCGCACTCATAGAGAGCGATCCCGGATTCCAGCTGAGACTTCGCATTCTTTCGCCCGACTTCCATGAACGATTGCTTAAACCGTCTTAATCCTGTGTCTTTATTCCTCCATCCGTATATCTGACATACCGAAAACTTTTCCCACGATACCAGTATGATCGGCTGGCCCGCGAGCGTTCCCTTTGAATGCTTCAGGCACGCGAACCATCTCACGATCCGGTCTGCCTGCTGTTCATCCCACACATAAGGGAAATCTGGTGAACCGACCCTTTTGAGATCTCCCAGAAGTCTCATACATGCCCATTTATGCTTAACGCATGAAGGAATCTTCCCGCTGATGCAGTCTTCTGCATAGCTTGTGATTTCTTCAAGGTTCGTCATAATTAAAAATCTCCGAACGACTCTTTAAGCTCTGATTCCTGTTCAGCAGCTTTATTGTGCGCAGCCTTTAGCCTTGCATCAATCGAAATGCCTACCTTATCGGCTGCTATTCTCATCTCTGCATAGGCATCGCTTGCTATCTTCAGCAGCGGATTCGGTTTCTGCCCTGCCGGAGTATCTACGAGCATCGTGAAATCCGGATCCTGTATCTGCTTGTGAGCTTTCATGTACATCGACCAGGCATTTGCGTATGCAATGAGGTTCGATCTATCAAGGTTCCCTATGATGTCGATCTTCTGAAGCTCCTTCAGAACACGTTTATATTCCTTCCGCGCTTCCGGTCCGTCCAGGAGACCGGAGATCTTCTCAAGATCCGACCTTCCCGTTTTCACGAGATTTTCTTCGTAAATTTTCTGATTTTTTTCGGAATTTGTCCTGTGTTTTACGGACATTTCCAGCACTTTTCGCT